CTTTTAAGCCAGCAATTTTTTGCGCCTTGGTTGGCGATGGCACCTCACGCGCCGTGCCAATCTCTGCCTGACGCGCCTGCAAACGCGCCTGCATCTCTTCTAGCGTTACTGGCGGTGGTGACGTTGGCTGCGGCTGTGGTGCCGCTCCCGGCGCACCGATGACAGGCCCAACAGGCACATCAGTGACCGTTGGCATTTCTCCGGCTTCTTTTGTTACCCGCGCCTCTGGCGAGAGTCTTGCCCCTTTTTCGGTCAAGCCGCCCAGTATCTCTTTTGTTTTGCTTCTGGCTAATTTTGACGTAATGGCAGACGACACACTAGCGACTTGCACATAGTCATCTTCTGGAGCGGCAGATTGCGGCACTGCATTAGGATCTGCGTCTGTGTCCAGAATACTGCGCCGCTCATCTGGCATTTTAGATATCGCCATTGTCTGCACCTTCCTGTTTTGCCGCGCCTAATGCTGTGATAGCCACAGGCCCAACAATACCATATTTTTCTAATATCTTGATCGCTTTATCGTCAAAGATGACATAGTTGCGGCCTGACTTTTTTGTTTCTTCATCAGCCCAATCAAGAGCCTCTTGCCTTGTTTTATAGGGTGGGCTTGTCGTTACAATTCTGCCAGAGCCACCCAAACCGCCGGGTCTATTGTCTACAGCCACTTTAGCGCGGAAACCATCTTCTGCCTTTGTAACATCTATTAGCTTACCGCCAGCCGTATTTCGTGATGTGTTGTCAAAGTATTTGATGCCGGGGATGCCGTACTGAGCCAGTAATTCTTCGCCAGCATTGTCTTTGCCCCTGATAGCAGCAAAATCATTGAGGAACGAAACAACAGTTCTGTTTTCGCTCAAAAGGCTTGCCTTTAAATCACCTCTAGGACTTCCAAAATTTTCTAAATCATCAGGTGTTATTTCGTTGTCAATCAGCTTTGATATTTTTGCTTTGATGTCTGGGCTTTGATTTCCTATAGGCTTGTCATAATCAAGGAATTCATCAGGCTTGGGAGATAACGCAACTTTATATGTTTTGCCAGTTTCAGCGCCAACTGTTACACGACCTCTCAAAGCCTTTAACTTTTCAAGTTCTTTACTTGTTGATCTTATGGCGTTGACATTATCTTCAGCAATCATCTCTTGCAAAAATTCTTCAGAACTTTTTATAGCGGCTTCCAAGTCTCCATTTGTTGCGGCCAAATCATCTGCAATATCTTCATCAACAAGGTTGTCATTTATTTGGTTGCCTCGAATATAAGGGCGGCCATCAATATCAACATTCCGCGCCATCATGTCTTTGTAAAACTTCGCTATATCCTCGCTATCAGTAAAATACAGCCCATAACCATATGCCTGTGCGCCCTCACCAGTGCCAATCTTTTCTAGGCTGAACTGGTCAAAGTCTGCGCCAGAACCGTGAAACGCAATGATGCCCGGCTCGGTTTCAGTCGGCGGCACAGCAGTAACTGGGTTTTCTTTTGTTGGCCTAACCAACTTACCAGCCGCAGCCAACGCCGGATCAATCACTTCCATAGGATCAACGCCAGACATGACACGATCAGTAATAGGCCCGCGCTCTGCCATACGCGCCTCGGCAGCTTGCCCGGCTGTGTCTAGCCCTTGGCGCACAGCACTGCCAGCAGCCGGGATAGCTTTACTTAAAACCTTGCTGCCTACGCCACCAACAGCAGCGCCCACAGTGCCAGCAGTGCCAAGTCTAGTGGCTGCTTCTCCAACAGTCGGCTCAAGTCCTGCTGCATCTTCAACGGCCATTGTGCCGCCCTCAAAGCCTGCCCCATAACCAGCGCCTGCGACCATACCAGTCCTGCCCGGATATTTAACAGCAAGATCATAAGGCATAGCAGTGCCAGCCGCTGTTTTCATTAGCATGTCTTTAAGCACCGCCCCTGACACTTTGCCAGCTAAAGATTTTGCGGCCATAGCGTAGAGCTTGCCGAAACCGCCAGCGTAAGTTAATGGGTCTGCAAAGATACCGCGAAATGCGCGTTTGATTGTTGCGCCGTTTGTTGATGTGTCAGAGTATGTGTGAAGCATTTGCAAAAACGTCATAGCATTTTCTTCGCCAGCAGTATCTGACATAAGAGCCGCAACTTGAAACGCAAATCCGGGTACGCTGATGCCGCTTTCGCCGGGTATACCCGCAGGCCCGGTCATGTTCCAATTAAACTCAGACATTAGATCCAGACCATATGCCGCTGCCTGCTTGTCTGAACCGATAAATCGTTCACCGTCATTCATAACAGAAAACATTTTTTTAGACGCGCCGATCCACTCAGGCATTACAGCAAGCTGGTCTTCATTGTATTTTGGTGGCACGGCTTTAATGTCTTCGCGGCGTTGGCGTCTGTCGCCACGTTTTTCAACAGGGGCATCATCTGGTTCTGGTGGCATAGAAACATCGTCAAAACGCATATCCCGCAACATAGGTTGCGGAGATCCTAAAAAAATATGGCTGTCTGCCTGATAGTCAAATGCTTCTTTTAGCTCATCCATTAGTCTACCAATTCATCTCTTAAAATAATGTTTCGCTCAATAGCTTTGATTTTTTTTACAACATAATCGTAATCATCGTCAGAAATATTTCTTAAACGCCTAAGACTATTGATATAGTCAATTGTTGTGTATTCTGTAAAATCTATGCCGTAAACATCTAGCCGCTCATCAGTTACGTTAACCAACCGTGTAACGATTTTTCCATATTCGCTCGACAACAAATCATTTTTTAAATCTTTTGCAATTTGAACCTTACTAGGTTTTTTAGTAATGTCTGGAGACGCGCCCTCTGGTGCGCTAGCTTCCCAAGAGGCCGTTTCATTAATAAACCTAGCGTCAACCTTTGCTGTAAAGCTGGCATATGCTTGGGCTTTTTTCTTTGAAGGGTTTAAAGTGCCGGGAACAATTTGCGAATGTTGGCGAGCGATAGACGCAACGCCGCGTTCAATTTCTTTTGTTGCCGTGTTCATTTTTGGCAACAATTTTAATTGAGCTTTTGGCCCTACACCCCTTTCTGCTGCTGCGGCTTGCAATTCTGCAAAAGTGGTAATTTTGTCGTTATAAATTAAGTCTAATATTTGCAACTCACCAACAGGATTTGTTGGCTCGTCTTCTACTAATGCTTGTTTTGTTTTAGTTAACGCAATAATTCCCTGACCATCAATAGCAGCCCCATTGGTGTCAATTGCAATTTTCATAATTTTTGCTATTGCATCATTTGATTCGGGCGTTCCATCTGGTGATGTTGTAAAATCTATCACCGCAGAAACTAGATCTCTGTTTCCTGTTTTTAAATTGTCGGCCTCAACTTGATCATCAGCGGTCTGCCTAGCAGCAATCTCTGTTCTTACATTTGATCTAAACTCAGCTTGCTCTTTGCTATCTAAAAGCGCATAGACTGGCGTCAACGCGCCCATATTTCCACTGCGTAAAGCGCTGGTTTGTTTTGCGCCGGGCAAACCTATAACGTAATCAGTCAATACACCAACTTGCACATCCCTAACCATTGTCTGTATTTCTGTTGATTTGCTTTTTGCGTAAGCTAAATCGCCAGTGCTTATCACAACATCATTAGCTTGACGCGCTAAGATAGCCATATCGCCAATTGCCTTTTCAACATCAACATCTTTGGCCGTCAATATATCTCTTAGCCTGTCCGGCACACTAACTAAAAACTCATCTGACGCAGCAACTTTTGCCGCCCTCTTAACCGACAACTGCATTTCAAGCGCAGATTTATAAACAGATGACGCGCTAGTATTTGCCGCAGCGTTATATTTAAGGGCTTGGTTGGGGTCAATCGCTGCAATGGTTTCAGAGTGACCAGTGATCATTGCGGTAAGATCAGCCTGCATTGCGCCAATTTGTTTATTTGTATATAAGCCGCCAGATTTAATAGCAGTAGAATACGCGGAAATTTTTTTGTTTGCGTCAATCTCAAGCTCAGTTGTCAACTGTTGAGCAATAGTGGCGTTGGTGACTGCGCCAAACACAGTGTCAGGATCACCGACAATTTCGTCAATGTCTCTGCCCTGAGAAATTGCATCTTCAATTTGTTTTGCTGAGACTGGGTTTTCAAAAGCATATTGCGCAGCATCACGCTCTGTCTGAGCAACCTGCTTTTTGTAGACATAATCGCTCATGCTGTTGAGGCTTTTGGTAATGGCATTATAATTACGCGCTTTAGCTGCGCCTGTCGCCACAAAGTCAACAGTCGGCACTGACGGTATGCCTACGCCTAAAGGTCTGTATTTTGGTAGCTCTGCCATTAGCCAGTTCCCATTGCAGTGCCGGGCGCATCACCAATGCCACTAAACGATCCACCACCCGGCGCACCACCCAAGGACATTTGCCCCGCCACAGCGCTCGTCAAAGTGCCAAGCGCGGCAGTCCTGCCAGCCGCCATCGCTGACTTGGCTTGTGACGCATATTGCATTGCCTGCGCCTCACCAACACCAAAAGCAATTTGCTCACCATCGCGAGTTATATAAAGCTCGCCTGCGCCTTTTTTCTCAGCATACAATGACAAAGCTTTTGCGCTGCCGCTAAATGGATCAATGCCACCGGCTGCTGCCCTTGCGTTTATTGATGCCTTAGTCGCCAAGATATTGTCCATAACGCTAGCGCCTTGTTGCCGATATTTAAGCGCCTCAGATCTGGCTTGCACTTTCCTAAACGCAGCTTGGCGCATTACGCCTTTAGCTTGCTGCTTCGCACCCTTTAGCTGCGAGTACATTTTAGCGGCGGTTAAGCCAGCCATAATTGCCTGTGCCATATTACTGTCCTATGCTCACTTTGTAATCAATGCCCAGCAGTGTCATTTTCAATGGCACCTCTTGGCCGATTGTTATTTGCCCATCATAAGTATAACCCAAAAGACCGTGCAGTGTCTTGATGCCTGTGTACTCAGGCACTGCGCTGCCAAATACGTTTGCCCCAAATTGCCGAAACGCAATTAGCTTGCTGTCAATTGTAAGCGACTGCGTTTCAAACAACTCAGCGTTTACCTCAAAGATCCGCTTCTTAAAGCCCTTTAGAGAGCCGCTGGGCAGGTTTGGCTCAACCGGCAGTGTCTTTACCTCTGGCGTAAAGTTGAGGCCAACCTCGTGGCTTGTAGACGCCGCAGTGCCAAAGGTAACAGTGAACGGTGACGCTGGCACGGTTTGATCAGGCTCAACGATGCCATCGCGAATAATCTTAATGCTCTTGGCCTCTAGATGTGTCACGTTCACAGAACTGGCGGCACCCCCGGTTATCGAGCAATCGAGCAATGCGTCTGCATCAAATAGCTCAACATAATAAACATCAACGCTGTTGACCGTGCGCTTTACCACAACATAGATATCGTCAACGTCAACGCCAATATTTAAGAACTCGCCATCGGTTGTCCACTCAGATGGCGCAATAACATTTTGGCTTCGCAGCAAGGTATAACAGGCAATGCTGCCATCCTCGCCATTAACCAGCATCAGCCGGTCGCCCTCATCAGTTGACGTGGCAACGCGCACCGCCATTTCCTCTGGCGTCTTTAGCAGATGCGATGACAACAGCGAGATCTTGGCTGACGTGTACGCTTGCACCGCGTCACTATAAATAAACTCTTGGATAGCTTTGCCCTGCCTTTGGATAAACAAGGTCGAGCCGTCCACGTTTTGCAATCGTATGCCGGGCTTGCTGCCAAAGGCAGTCTGCTGCTTAACGATAAGGTTGCTCGGCGTGATGGGCGTGTCTAGCGTTTGCGGCACATAAAACTCAGCCCCAGTCGTAAAAATCTGCAAGTGACGACCAGAGAAAATATCAACAATTGCATTAAACGTGCCGGTGTCTAGTGTCGCCTCAACCGCTGCATCATCAAGCGCCTCTCCGGGGTCAAAGTTAAAGAAAGTCGCAACCCTCGACCCAAAGATAGTTGATGGCCGCTGCTTAGTGCCGCCGAAATACAAGCGCCCCTCGTGGAATGTCACGCTGCGCGGATAACCCCGGCTAGACGACCACACCTCTTCGTAACCTTCTTCAATCTCCCAATCAGCGTCATCAATGTTTCCGGTGTCAAACAAAGGCACCTCGGCAAAACACTCTAGCTTGGCTGCTGATACCTTGCGCACAATCCGCAACCGGCCAAACGGTGTCACATTAATATACTGCCCAATGTAATCAGCAGCAGCATCAGTAAAAATAAGAGCGTCAGAGCCGCTATGTTTAGCTGTTAGTGTTAGATTGCCTGATGTAGCTGACGGCTCTAGGTGGTCATGTGGCACACCAGTGTTATATGCGGTTCCGGCAGTTACAGTTAAAGTAAACGCATACTTAGGCACAAAATCAAATGTGATCGTGCTGGCAGTCCAAGTGCTGTCGCTTGCGCCACGCACAATCTTTGTCGGCGGCAGATCCTCATGCACCACGATAACAGTGTCGGCAGACTGCACCCAATTCATTTCCGGCAAGATAGAGCTAGTCAAACTAGCCACGGCTAGAAAATCATTACCGCTGCCGTTGATGTCGGTGATTAGCGAGCCGTCTTTGAATACATACATTTTACCGGGTGTAAAGACCAGCATATAGCTATCGCTAATGCTAAATTCAAACGACACCATCCGCACAGCGTTAGCCGCGCCGCTGTCTAGCGCCGCAACAAACTTAGTGCCGTCACGCCGCTTGGCACCGCCCTGCGGCTGAATGTTTACATTCCGCGCTGTCGAAAGACCAGACTTATACTGACTGATGTCAGTACGCGACCGCAGCTTTGGATCTAGCTCGCCAGCGGTAAAGTCATTCTGGATCTGGATGATGCGGCTCATGCTAGAACCTTATATCTGAAATCGGGAACTCTTGTATTTGCTGTGCCGGGCGGTCAGCGCCGTCAATGTTAATTGCCACGCGAACCAAACCACCGCGCATATTCTCAGACGGTGAGCCATACGCTTTTGCGTGGTAATAATCAGCCTTAGCGATCTGGTCGGTAATCGGCTCGGCAAACTCAGCCGCCAACGCCATCTTTAACAGGCGCACAAAATACGGCGGGAATATTGCTGGCTCTGGCCGGAACTGGTAGTCGATCCAAACCGTTTCGTAATTAGTGTAAAGGCCAAGGTTGTAAATCTCAAAATCGCGAACTGGCCGCGCACCCACAGAGCTTACATTAAATACAGCCTTTGGGTTGCCAAGAATATCGCCGGGCAGCGCATAGGTGTATTTCCATTCATTGATTGGGGTACTAGCAAGCTGCGCTAACTGAACTTTTTGCACAGACCAAGAATACGCATATTGCATCAAGAGAGTGTCGCGCACATCGTCATAGAGGCGATCAGCGACCTGCGCTTCGTCAGTGCCGGTGGCAAATGATGATAAAGGCGCAGCGCCCAGCATAATCAAAGCATCAGAACAAATTGATAGTTTGGTATCACCAGCCGCCATTGCGCTACTCCAAAATAGGGAAAGGGAGCCGGTTGCCCGGCTCCACTTAGATTAGTCAGTGTCGGTCATTGCGATGGCTGTGCCATCGGTAACGTCAACAACACCAGAGGCGTTTGATGCAACCATAACAATTGACATTGTTGGGGTCGCGCTGTCGTGAACAAAGATCACATCACCAACTGCCACTGTGTCTGACAAGTCGTTGAAATATCCTGCTGTGTTCACAGTCGCAATCGCGTCCGCTGATGTGTAAGTGTACATGCTAGGGGCGTTGCCAGATTTAGCTGCACCGATAACATTCCATCCTGCTGAAGAGAAAGCCATTTTCTAAACTCCTTTCTATTCAGTCGCTGAGATTTTGACAATACCATCGTCATCAATGGCAACCGCACCAGCGGAGAACATTGAAGAAACAAGGAATGACGTTTTCTCAGGAACGTAGTTGATTTCAGACTTTTGGTTCATGCCAATGCCCATACCGATTGCATCGCGATGGAACGCAAAGCAAGTGCGGGTTGATGGGAGAGGCAAGCCACCTTCATCACGATCACCTAGTGTGATGAATTTAAAGCCGAGGAAGGTGTCGATCTCACCTGTTGAGAGAGCCTTCACAGTAGCAAAGTCGCTGCTGGTCAGTTCTGTCTCATCAAGCAATGCTGACAAGCCGTTTGCGTGGATGATCATGCAGCGACCTTCGGCTGGCACGTTCTTCACATCCAGAGCCTTTTTAGCTGCAAGCAGCTTTGCAAGGTTCATGTTTGTGCCTGCGCCACCAACAGATGTTGCAACGGTTGACGGTGAGGAAGCTGCATTGAGCGCGTCAATAACAAGCTGATCCATACGGCGACCGATAGCTGCGCCAACTACCTGCACCAATTCACGGCGCTCGTCAAAGTTGACTTTTTGCTGGTTAAAAATGTCTGAATACTCAGCAGCAATGTAATCTGACATTGTTGCTGTGACTTGTGAATAAGTCACGTTCAGAGGTGTAACGTCAGTTTGCGGTACGCGAACTGTTGCGGTGCCTTTTCCGATCTTCGGAAATTTCACCTGATTGCCTTCGACACTTGTTCTCTCGCGGGTTACGCCAGCCAAAGCACGTGATGCTTGATAGGCTTGCTTAACTTCCGCGTCAAAAAGCTGAACGAACGCATTGGAAATGCCTACGGCCATTTTCCTATTCCTTTCGTTTCAAAATAAAACACGATTAGCGCCTAGCAGGTATCCTTTCGGGCTGCGGCTTGGGCATACACGCTACGCCCCCAAGCGTTTGCGACAGGTCGAAAGCCGATTGTCTGTCAATAGGGATTATATGTAAAAAAGAAGGAACTGTAAACAGTTCCCTCTTGACCTTTATGTTGGCGAGTATTCGTCACTGCCAAAAGCCTGCTCAAACATTTTTTCAACCTTTATTCTGTAGCTTGGATCTGTTTGATATTCTGGCTTTCCGACCATTGCCATCAGCTCTTCTTTTGATGGCGCACCAGCCATAGGCGCAACGTCTACTGGGATGGCCTTGTCGCCGTAATAGCTGCGAACCTTTTGCAAAGCTCTCATGCCCTCGGCTGTGCCACCCATAATTTTGAACTCTTCAAAGTCAGTCTCAGACCAAACGCCCTTGCGAACTAGGCTCGATGCCCAGTCAGACATTGACTTAATGATTGCGTCAGCATTGTTGCCCAGTTTTTCGTATTCTTCTTTGTAAGATATCTCTGCTGCTTCGGCTTCATCACCGGCCATAGAAATAAACTTACCGGCAAGCTCTTCAAACGCCGACTGGCTGATGCCGTTTTCTTTAGCCCAGTCCTTGTATGTGCTAAAAAGCTCGTCATCTTCTGGGATACCGGCCTCAGAGAACACGCTTGCATCGTACTCTTCTGGTGCTTTGTGCTTTCCTTGGCTAAACTTTTTCTGCAACTCAGAGTAAGCCTTCGCCAAATCTTCGCCGGTATTAAACTTTTCGGGCAACCACTCAGGCTTTCCTTCTTCAGTTGCCGCCTCTGACGCTACTGCATCACTAGATACAGTCTCGCTGTCAGGCTTAACGTGTGAGATTGTTTCTTCTGCTTGCTGCTGGTTATCGTCACTCTCAATTTGAGCATCGGCCAACAGGCCATCAGTTTCATTCATAGTGATCTCGCTCTTTTCATGCGCCGCTCAATTTCCCTGACCAGACTGTTCTGGCCTTCGCGAGCATAGCCGTGGCTGGCTTCTTCGCCCGGATACCACGTTGGCTGCTCTATCGTCAGTGCGCGTAGATGAGTGAGCAGCTTTGCCCCATCGTCACTGGCGAATACGCGCAAATAAAGACGATCAATGTCGTCCTTATCAACTTGCTGTTTTTCTGCAATCTTTGGATCTACAGAACGTAGACCATCCCAACCATCTGGGTTCATTCTTATGCCCCTTCTGGCGGTGCCTCACCTTGTGGCATTTCACCGCTCTCTGCTTGCGCCGCCATTTGGGCGGCTTCCATTGCCTGCTGCATCATCATCTCGCGTTCTTCTGGAGATGTGCGCAACTCAGCTGGGATGCCCAGCTTGTCAGCAACATAATCTGCAATGCTGCCTGTCTTGACAGCCATTTGGCCTTCTGGGCCAAGGGCTGACGACATTTGCACCCACTGCATAATCTTTTCGATGTCGCCCATATTTTGCGCTTGCGCAATTGGGCTAACAGGTGTGACCTTGACTTCAAGGCCATTGACGCGCAGTGGCATCTCAATTAAGCCGCGCTCATCCATCACATACAAGATACGCGCAATCATTGGCACCATAGTCTCGGTAATCAAACGACCAAAAGCGGAGCCAAGGTTCTGCGCCAGTTCTTTCATGCGTTCTGCAATCTCTGTCGCAGACCTTGCGCTCATGTTGTCAGGCGGCAATGTGTCATCGAGCAAGATCTTCTTGACGTTCATACGCAGGTCATTGATGACAATCTGCGACACGTTAAAGTCGCCGGATCGTGGCATCTGACGCAAGCTCTCACCCTGCGGGCCACCGTTACGCGCCACCGGGATAATAGCACCCGGCGCAATGCGGATTGCCTGCGGGTTTAGAACGCCGTCATCAGCGGCAGTGTAAACACCGGCAATAGACAAGCTGGCATTTTTAAGCAGCAACTCTAGCGTCTTGTTTAGCGTTTTAATGTCTGGGATTGCAGTAACCAACGGCCCACGACCATAGACCTCACCGGCTACTTTCATATAACGCGCCACGATCCAAGGGCTGGATTTCATGTAACGCTTCAATAACTCAGCTTTGCCTTCCGGCCAAATGACGTGATAGCAGAACTCGCCCATCTCAGGCTCATACAAAGTCGCCTCGATAAGCTCGATCTCTTCGGTTGGCTTCTCGTCAATCATGCGCTGCATACGCTCTGGGATCTCGGCATCTTGCCAATGCTGGCTGATGGCTTCGCCCTTCATACGCATACGCCGGTAAACATTATCAACCCTGCCGTGCGCACCCTCTTCAATAGCAACCAGATATTGCGGCACGGCGGTAAAGCGGATTGGGTTTAGCTCATCGCCGGGCTGGATCAACATACAAGCCGTGCCAACTGCCAGATCTAGCAAGAACTCGCCCATAGCCAAATCAAAGTTAGATTGGCGAAGCACACTAAACATTGTGTCGCTGTACATATCCAGCGCCATTTGCGCTTCAATCTTACGCTCTTCTGGGATTTCTGGCCCCGGCTCTAAGCGGCACCACGGCGCATAAGGCGGGAATAACCCAGACTGGATGCGGTTGGCAAACCGCTGTGTCGCATTAATAGCCGTGCTATCGAACACGCGAGCCATTTTGTTTTGCCCCGGAGAGCCACCGCCCTCGTAATAGCCATCGTACAGATTGCGCTGCGGCAAACCGAATTCATAACAATCTTCGTAAATCTGCCGCCAATTGTCTTTGCGGCGCTGCGCAATATCGTGACGCTTTAGGATTTCCTCAACACTACGCACTGGCTTTATTCCTTTTACTTATGGCTGCCGCTTTTTTCTTGGCGTCTGCCTTGGAGCTTGCGCCCCAAGCGCGAAGCGACAAGAGCAGGCGCGTTGGTTCGCCGTTTTTATATTCTGGCCCCGGCATACCACCCATCCTTGCTAAGAAAGATGCGCGGCGCGGATTGTCACCAGACTTAACTGGGCGCTTTAGGTTCATGCCCTGCGCTTTGGCAGAACGGCGACCGGCCTCATTTAGACCGCCCTCTGGATTCTTACCCGCCTTGCGTGTCCAAGCCGGTGATCTAGCCACGCGCCGCCCTCATGTTATCGACAAGGTTAGGATATGGACGACCAGCCTTTGCTGCCGCCCGCATAGCTTTGCGCTTTTGCGCTGTGGTCAAACCCTTTGGCTTGCCCAAACCCTTTGGGCGTTTCTTATCCCAAACCTCTTTTTTCTTTTCCATTACTTACCGTAACCCTTACCTTTTTTCTTCGGCATAACTACGCTCCTAATGTTGTTTTGGTTTCTTCTTCTTGACCACCGCCGCCTAGACTACCAGCCATCATCAGCCCACGGCGACTCGCTCTGCGGACACGCCTACGCGCAGCATCGGCTCGTTCTTTCATAGTCGCAGCAGACTTTGCTTTATCTGTTGGATCACGACCAGCCTCTAGCTCTGCGCCAGCTTTGACCATAACTTGAGCAAATTTATTTTCTTTAGATGATAACGTCTTTTCTGCTAAGGCGCCTGATGATTTGGCAATCTTCGTCATCATTTTTCCCGCTGAACCCATAATACTATCCTAAAGTTGTTTCATCATCGGCTGTGCCGCCGCGAATACTTGCCATCAACATGCGACCGCCGCCACGCTGTCTAGCCCTGCGCCGAGCAGCTATTTGCCGGGCTTGGCTTTCTTCTTGAGCTTCGAGGCGCTCTTCTTGACGCTTTTGCGCAGCAGTCACCTCTGGGGCAACCTCTTCTGGCGCTGGCATCTTTGGAGTTTTAAAAAGACCACTCATCAATATATCCTTGCAAACATTGTGTAATCAAAACCGCCCGGCCCATATTTTCGCAGAACGCCCTCTGGCGTGAATTTTAACATCTTTGCCCACCGCATCGCAAGCTCGTTTTCCATATCAACCGTGATCTGTAATCTTTTTAAATTATGAATTGTAGAAATCTTATCAAAGTATCTAATAGCAGCCCTCGTCACTGTAACAGAAATATTAGGAAATTCTATAGATGTTATCATCCACGCCTCGGCTGTTCCCGGCCACATAATATTGCAGCCCAAGCAAGCCACAATTCTACCGCGCCACATTGCAGTCACCGCATCACCCTCGGCTTGGAACGCCTTGAGCATATCCTGATAATTAGGAATATGCTCAAAAACCTTCTTGTCGTGTTCTCGCAAATCAGCCGCGTAGGGATGCGCCCAGTGAAACGGCACAATCTGGATCTGGCGGTTGTTTGTTATTTCCTTTTGCCACATTAGAAAATACTAAAATCCATATTGGCTGTGGCCTGCTTAAACTGCTTGCTGAACTGGCTGTTGCGCGTAATGTTCCGCACCTCGCCAGCCCCAAGCATTAGATAGCCAAATGCGTCACCAACGTGCGAGTGCTGGTTTTTATTAGCCACATCGCGGAACCGTTCCTGCCCAGATCCGACAGCCATACGCTTGAAATGATACCCGCCAGCCAATGACTTACGCACCTTGGCGCAAGAACGATTAACCAACAGACCGGGCTTGCCGTCAATCAACCTATTCATCGGCATAGCCCCAGCCTCACGCCGAACCATAAAATCGTTGGTGCTGGTCGGCCTAGCGTGAAGCCCCATCGTGCGCAAATGCTCAAACGCCGTGACCTCAAATATCTCGTCACGCTTGACGCCCGCCGGGTCACCCCAGATCAACACGTCCGACTTTGGAAAGTGCTGCTGTATGTCAGCCAGCAAGTGATGGCAAAACCGCTCCAGCCCCATATCAAAGGCAACTAGCTCATGCACAACGTGCCACCGCCCATTCTGCATCTTCTGCCCAAAGACAGCCGCAGGGGTCAAACCAAAGTCAAGCCCGATATGCACCGGCCAACCTTCCTCGATATGCACGTCAGCCGACATCATACTATCAACGAACTCGTGCCAGACCGGCTTGCCGTCCTGCACATAAACATACTTAGCCCCGGCATAGCATTGTATCCAGTCAATGGTCTTGCCCGCTAACTGCTGCTCGTAATAGCCGGGCGGCAAATTATTTACGTTCTCAGCCGCTGGGTTATTGATCCAGTATTTATCAGCAGAGAATATAGCGTCCTCGTGTTCTTTGGTTGCCTCAATAACGCCGCCGGGCTGCTTGTAAAACTTCCAAGGGTACTTTCCGCGAATAGGATTTTTCTCAGCCAACTGATGCCACCAGTGGTCACTATCCATTGGGTTGGTACTCATCCACACGCCGCGCCAAGTGCAACCGCCATTCGCCCTAGTCGGAAAACGGCCGACACGCGACGTTAAACCGTCAACCACCGCTTTAGGCAACTCACGCGCCTCGTCAATAAAGCCGCCGGTCAATTCAAGCGACAACAGCTTTCGCACGTCACGCGGCTGATCCAACGCCAAGAAAATCACCTCACAATCAAGCCCAGCCGCGCCATCACGCGGCGGCAGCTTGATGTGATGGGTGATCGGCGGCGACCAGCGCATCGGCCCCCAAACATTCTCAGGGAATAACTCTTGCCACGTCTTGATCGTGGTCGTGCGCAGTTCCGGGTAGCTGTTTCGGATTACTGCAAATCTGGTATATCTGATCCCATCTATCGGCGATGGTTCCTGTTTCACAGCCCGCAACATCACTTCCGCTAACGAACCGAATGTCTTGCCAGACCCCACTGGCCCCATCAATCCACGCACGAAGCTGTCGTCTTGCAAAAATTCCCATACGGTCGGACTTTCCGAAAAATCTAAATTCAACCCCGCCAAAGCCTCAGTGGTTGGCTGCTTCCTGCGCCGGGGTGATCTGTCTGTTGCTGCTCTAGCTCGCGCCATCATAATCCTCTGGGTCAAAAATAATAGTGGTTTCTCCGCAATACTCATCACTAGTCAACTCAAGCATAGGCCCGCTGCACACCGTGCAAACAATAGCCTCACCGCCATCATATACCCGACCCCTAGTCAACTGATTACAATACCCACATAAAATATCGTGCTTAAAAAACCTGACGCTAATATAGTCCTTCATGTCGATAACTTTACCCATCGTCACCATCAATCTCGACAATCTTCGCCGTTGGCCCAGTGATGTTAATACCAATCATGCTCGGCTTCTGATCATTCGCATTAGGCTCTAACAACCCGCGATGCTTCGCCAATAGCCTCAAGGCAGACAATTTGTCGTGCATCTCAACCTCGATCTGATTGCCAAACTGATTGGGCGTCACCTTGACCTTCTTAATCGCCCGCTTGGCTCGCTCAGACAATTGATCGCTGGGCGTCAACGTGACCCGCCCCATATCATCCCACTGGATAACGTCAGTCGCCTCACCAGCGCCAATAGCCTCTAACTCCTGCACCACCGCCTCGCGCCGAGCCTCATCGGATGAGGCCAGCGCCGCTCGCTGCTGCCTAATCGTTGGCGTTGTTTTGTCTGACATGCAAACACTCCGATCCAGTTGCGGCATACCCAGCCAGATCCACCCAGCTATCCTGATGATCCGGCGTGGCCGCTAACCTAGCCAACTTTACACCCGCCATCATCATAGCAACGTGTTCCGGCTCAATCTGTATGCCAATAAGCGCCGTCCAAATAATAGCGATGCGCTCGTGGTTTTCCCATATGCTGCCGTAATCCTCGCCACGATCAGCGACAGTGGCCTTGGCGGCGTCTAATAATTCGTATCTGTTCATCCTTCGGTATCCCCTTTAACGTCAATAATTTTTAAGTTGCAAGCGGTGCATTGATACTCTCGCTTGTGCTTATCATCGCGCCGTAACTCGATCAAGCTGCGACAGCGTGGGCATTGGTTGTTCGCCAGCTTACGTTCAAACGATCCATCGCCCTCATATATCATCGGCCTCTCCTGTTCCACCACAAGAATAGCACGAAGTCCACTGGACGCAACCATAGCCGTCCGGCTCGCGGATAAAGCCGTTGTCGCAGTCGCGGCAGGGTTTTGGGCGAAAATTTTGTGCGACACCCCCTATAGGTAAAGAGGAGGGGCGGGGGGCAAGGGGTCGCTTTTGCTGTGGCCGGGTATCGCCGCTGGCGGCTGCGGTGTAGTTCGACAAACCAACATTTGCTGCGCAGTACATCATAGCATCCCCTCTGCTACATCGTAGAGCGAAGGCACCCCTGCCCTGCGCTCAAGCGCAGCATCGCAGGTGTTGAGGGTTGCTGCCTTTACATCAGCCGCAGTGAACCCAGCGCTCGCCAGCCGCGTGGCGTGTGAGATCTCATTATCGAACAGGCGCACCTGCCCGGTCGCTTGCATTACGACATTGATGTAGGCGTGACAAAGTTCGGCAGAAGTTAACTGCAATTTGGTTAACTTTGGCTGACCTCGACCGGCCAAGCCGTGCGTGTGAGAGAGCGATTGTAAATCCCCCAGACCCCCTATCTCTTCGGGTTCATCGCCTGCGTCACTGCGTAGCTGTAATGGCTTGGCAGACTGTACATCTTCCCACCGGGGCAATGCCTCGTCACCATCCCACAGCACCTGATACCTATTGCTCTTCCAGCCGCTTGCTGTCTCTTGATAATCTTTCGGGTTTAACTGTCGCACATACTTGAGCTTCTTGAGCTTCTTGACGCTCTGATGCACTGACGTGCGGCTCTTCATACTGCTGACAGTCATCAGCGTTTCCATTGACGGCCAGCACACGCCGTGCCGGTTCGTAAAGCCACACAAGGCACCAAGCACACGCAGGTCAGTCTCGTTAAGCTGCCTCTCGCTAAAGCAACGCATCGGCACGACAGACCACGGTCGCTTATTCTCAGAAAGGGATTTCATCATTCAGTTCCTTCTCAGTTCTTGTCTTTACTTTCTCAACAGCGGCACCCGGCCACATCGCCTTGGCTATGTCAGCCACCTGCCCAGCCTTGTCCTGACGCCAGCCTGACACGATAGCTGCAATCTCATCAACACTATAGACCACCATATCACGATGCTCGCGGGCAACCTTACCAGCCTCATAGCCATTGCGCGTGATTGCCAGCACCTTGCCATCATCCATTGCCGCTTCCCAATAGTCACCACTCAACGGCTCATGCCCACCAGCGATAGCGGCCTGCTCAAGCGCAGCCAACCCCCGCAATGTCACCGACACCTGATGCTCAACATCGTGCTGGCTTTCTATCGCCTCATTCAGCTTATCCATCTGCGCTTCAAACCTACCACGCAATCCCTCTGCCACAAGCCAAGGCAATCTATCCACCCCCCACTTCGCTTCCATCGCTGTTGCGGCTCGATCATATTCATGCAGCGCATCCTGCATCCGGCGCATCGCCATCTGACTAGGCGCATAGTATTGCTTGCTTGGTTTAGTTGGTTTCTTAACCATCTTAAATACTCTCCCTGCGATCATTCCCACTGTGTGATTGTGATCCCCTATAGGGGGGATCGCATCTCACACATATGTGATTTGGTATGTGATTGGTATGTGATTGGTGTGTGATTTAAATTATAGCCATCACACATTTTCCCCTAACTCCTTGTTAATCCATACTTTGCCACCGTCAATCACACACACACCCTTGTTTTGCAGTGCTGCGCGGTCATCTCGGCGCTTGCTTGACGTAAGATCCGGGCATTTATTCTTGTGCAATTCATGCCAGCGATCAACTGACATTGCCGTTGCGCTCATATCAATCAGGCCATTCTGCAACGCCTGCAATGCCAACAACTGACCACTCGTCAGCTTTGCACCGCGCTTCTTTGCGGCGGCTTCGACTGGCAACATAACTGCGCTGCCGTCATCTATCAGCGCGACAGGCGTTAGCTCGTACTGTGCATCGGCTATTGGCTCGCTGTCCTTTTGCTTTTCCATCTTTAGCGTTACCCGGCCTTCGCTGCTTGACAGGGCTAGAACAGTATCAGACAGACCCAAAAGGCTGCTGCTGCCCCTCATTCCCCTTGCAGCGTCCTTACCAGAGTGATGCACAGCCAACACAGCACAGTCAGCGTGTCGCTGTATGACGCCGCACATCTCGCCAAACTGCCCCATAGCCGTTGCGTCATTCTCATCTGAGCCGGTTGAGGCTAGTGTGCGAGCCACTGTATCAATAACAATCAGGCTAAACTCTTGCTTGAAATTGTCGATAGTGCGTATCAGCTTGTCGAGTTCTTGCTGGTCAAGCAGCTTAACAGCCATTGGCAAGACGTAGAATGGCGCATCATCGTATTTATCATAGTACGATTGCCACGATTTGATCCTGCGCCCCAAACCACCCACGCCTTCCGCTGCTAGGTACAACACAGCGTTTTGCTTTGTTTGCCTGCCGTGCCAATCCTGCCCATAAGCAATAGAGAGCGCCCAATCAATCGACATGAACGACTTACCAATGCCCGGCGCACCGTACAGCACAGCAAAGCCGTGCCGCGTTAGTATTCCATCCAGCAACCACTCAACCGGCGGCATGTTCTTGAGGTATTCGAGGTTGTACGTCTCAAACACGTCAGGCTTCGGCTCTGGCGCTACCTCAACCACTGGCGTTTGCTTGGCGAGTGCCAGCAACGCCGCCTTGTCACCGCCTGACGCCAGCCAGTCGGCCACGTCACCCTTGGGCGGCAGGTTCGGCAAGTCGAGGCGCTTGATCTTGCCAGACGTGCCATAAAGCGCCGCTATCACTGTGTCCGCGTGCGCCTGACCAGCCTCATCGTTATCGGGCAGCACGACTACATTGCGATCAGCGAAATACTGCGCAAGCTCCGGCTTCCAGTTCTTTGAGCCGCCGCTGTTTGTCGTGGCGACTAGGCCAAGCTCAATCAAAGCATCGGCGCATTTCTCGCCCTCAACGATAAATATTGGCGCTGTTGGGTTGGTGATTATTGCCGGAAGATTATATGGCAGGGCTTCAATGTCTTTGATGCTGTTGATCCAGCCGCCCCGGTCATCAGGCCGACGCTGCCGGAAGGTCTTTGGGTTGTCAAATCGCAACACCTGATATGCCAGTACGCCGTCAGCATTATAATAATCATAAGAACGTGCGAGGCTCGGCACGACTGGCAGGCTCTTTTGCTGCTGCCTGCTGATGCCGAACTTTCTCTCAAGAACGTCGGGGATGTTGCCGTTAATGCTGGCTGGCTCGTTTGCTTTTACCAATGCCACCACGCCCCCGCTTTCGCCTGTCTCAAAATCTGTCCAAACCCCTTTACGCACGTCAATGCTTTTGCTGCCGTGATTTCCCCAGCGCAACTCGGTGCCTTTCGACAGGCGCGGGTTCGGCTCACCCCAATAGTGCCTCGCCACCTGCTCAATATATGCTGCAATATTTGTCATCTCATTACCCCAATCCCTTGCCCCTTTGAAAGCGTGATCGGCGACGGTCAAGGGAGGAACCCGCCGCCGATCACTACCGCCGCTAGAACAAATCAGCGCCCTCGACTACCGAAGGGGTTGCAGCAACCGGGGCTGCTACAGCGGCGGGTTCTGGGGCAGTTTCTGCCTTGTCAAGTCCAGCGGGGCGATCAACCCAGCCAGCAATCGACCATTTGGGCGAGCGGAACGTCTGCGTTCCCTGCGCCTTAGTCTCAATCTGGATGCGGTCGCTGCCGGTGATCTCAATCACTGGCACCTTGCCGGGGTTGTCGGCCTTGCCAGCCAAGTAGGCATCGTGCAAATCATTCATCTGATTACGCACGATCTTGCTGCTGCTACTCATCTCGCGCAGGCCGATTTCCTTGTTGAACATACGAATGCGGAAGCCTTCCTTGTGTTCGTCAGACGGCTTGATCGGCATTGGCTCGCCAACTTGGACAAAGCGAAAGTCTGGGCCAGTCGTGGTAAAGGCGATGAAGCCAACCTCGATGGCGTCCATATCCATCACCACCTTAAAAGGCAAATCCATTTCGGTTTCGCTCTTTTCCCAGTGGCCGTCTGCCCCTTGGTGCCGGTCTTGGCGCACGAATGAGCCATCCTTTGCACTAAATTTCATGATTGGCAGGAAATCCCCACCGCCGGAACTGCTAGTCTCTGTAAAACCTAAAGCCATTTTTAACTCCTAAACTTTAGAACTACCGCACGACCAGTGCGGCTTGGATCGGGAAATAGGCGCAAATGTCTGCGTCTTGTGGGTCGCCCCTGTCAGACCTTCCACCCTTCCCAATTTCGTATTCGCCCGCGAAATCGAACCGGGCGATATTATCCTTATAAACATTCAGCAAGTACGCTGGCAAGCCGGTGTGCTGTGTCAGCAGCCGCGCTTGTATAACTTTTGACAGGCTAATCATCGCCGTGTCGTACTGAAGCAGCCGCACGTTGCGATGCTTCACCTCAATAAATGCCTTGGCCTTGTTATCCTTAAACACCACAAAGTCGAGGCGATACTGTATCGGCAGCTTGTAGAAATCGTAACCGTGAGCCGCAAAGGCGTCGGCTAGTGCCTGCTCTTTGCGCCTGTCGGCCTCGGTTTCATACATCGGCCTAGCCATCAGCCAAATGCTCCCGCACGATCATCATCGCCGTCATCGTGTCGCACTCGACCGCGTACCGCCAATCGTACTGCTCGGCTATGTCGCCTGTTGGCTCGAAGCCATCCATCCCGACAATCGCAGCGACTGGGAAACGCCAGCGGATAGGCAGGCGGTCGTACTTGTAAACCAGCAAAGGCAACTTGTGTGTCGCCACTGCACTAGCGCAGCACTGATCCCACCAAGCGGGCTGGATGCCGTAGCCTTGCCGATACCGCTTTGCCTCAATCGAAAAGGGAAAGTCAGGCATCTCAACGCAGATCAGGTCGCCGTGATCGGCAGCGCGGTACTGTTCTATGTCTCGCTTAAACGTCAGGCCAAGCTCCTCATGCAACAGCTTTGCAAGCTCACGCTCGAAGCTGGCTCCCTTGTTGCG